ACTGGACAAGCTTTCAGCCTTACCGATACTAACTCTAAGTTAAATCTTAGTGGTGGTACGATGTCTGGAACCCTAACTGTAACAGGAGAAATCACAGCCAACGGCGGCATAGCACTAGGCGACAACGGCAAGGCTACCTTTGGTGCTGGTGATGATCTACAGATTTATCATGATGGCAGCCACAGTTATATTAAAGGTTTAGGTACAGGAAATTTAAGGGTTGACGCAGCCAGCTTTCAGATCCGATCTGATGTAGGCGAAAACATGGCAGGCTTTGCAAAGGACGGCTCTGTTGACCTTAGCTACAATGGAGTTACTAAGTTTTCAACAACAGACATAGGCATAGATGTTACTGGTGATACTGATACTTCTGGACTGTTCCGCTTCGGTGTAAATAACTCTGAGATTGCTAACAACTATGTGCGCTTTAAACCTACAGGCGCTGCATACATTGACCACAGCACTGTTGGTCAGGTAATTAACTTTAGATTATCTGCGTCATCATCGTTAGACACTACACCTCTTGTTGTTAACTCCACAGGCATAGACGTTACTGGCACTATAACGGCTGACGGCTTAGATCTTGGTGATAACGTCAAGGCTAAGTTTGGTGCGGGTGGTGATCTTGAGATTTACCATGATGGAGCCAATAGTTTTATAAATGACACAGGCACAGGTAATCTCTATATACAAGCGTCAGACAATATCTACTTCCAAAGTGCCGATGGATCGCATAGGTACGCTCAGTTTATCAATGGAGGCGCGTCCTTATTAAAGTTTGATAATACTACACGAATCTCCACCACCTCCACAGGCATAGACGTTACTGGCACCGCCACGATGGATGGTTTGACTGTTGATGGTAATGCTGTTGTAAATACAGGAGCTGGTGCATTAAGCATTGATTCTTTCGGTGGTGGTTCTGTCCAAGTCTCAAGTAATGGTGCTTATAAGCATATTTCTACTCTTAGTTCAGGTTATCATTTATTTGAAGTAAACAGCAAAAGTGTTGCTAAGTTCAACAACAACGGAGACATCAGATTCTACGAGGACACAGGCACAACGCCTAAGTTTTTCTGGGATGCGTCTGCGGAGGCTTTGGGTATTGGCACTTCTAGCCCTGAACAATCCATCCATATTGTAAGCACCACGCCAGCTATTACCTTAGAAGATGCTGATGGTGATAGCTTTCAGATGTCAAACAATAATGGCAAGTGGAGAGTTCGCAATAATACTGATTCGCGCGATGATTTAGTAGTCACGGGCAGCGGAGACGTAGGTATTGGCACTAACTCGCCTAGTCAGGCTATGCATATTAAGAGTACAACGTCCAACCCAACTGGCATTGGCTTACAAAACAGTCAAAGATATTATTCCGTTCGTTCTAATAATTACTCATTAGTGTTTTCTGATGAAACTGTTAGCGCAGAACGCATGCGCATAGACTCCTCAGGCAACCTGTTGGTGGGTAAGTCTAGCACAGGCATTGGAACTGCTGGTCATCAAATACAACCTAATGGAACTGCCCAACATGTAGCAGACGGTAGCGTAAGCCTACAGCTTAACAGGCTCACGTCTGACGGCGACCTTGCAATATTCCAAAAAGGCGGCACAACTGTAGGGTCTATTGGTACTCAATTATCTTCAACATATATAGGTACTGGTGATGTAGGTCTTCTATTTTGGAACTCGCAGGATGCAATTACACCTTATGACACGGGAAATACTGTCAGTAACGGAACTATTGATTTAGGCGTTCCCAACTATAAATTTAAAGACCTTTACCTATCAGGCGTAGCCCATGTCGGCGGCATTGAAACTACAACAGCAGGCACATCTAACTTTGTCGCAGGCGTAAACGCAGGTAACTCCATCATCGCGGGTGGTAATTATAATACTGTCGTGGGAGATGAGGCAGGTACTGCGATTACTACTGGTGATAATAATACGGCAATTGGTTTTAGAGCAGGTGATGCGATTACTACCGCTGTAGAAAACACTGGTGCAGGAGTTGACGCTCTGGGCGGCGTAACCACGGGTAACTCTAATTCGGCTGTCGGGATGAAAGCGGGTCAGTCTATTACTACAGGTGCAAACAATGCGGTATTAGGTGCTTATGCTTTAAGTACCTTAACTACAGCAAGTTATAATACTGCGATGGGACGTGATGCGTTACGTTATACAACTACAGGTTCTAATAACACCTCGTTTGGGGGGCTTGCGTTAAAAGCCAACACCACAGCATCTAACAACACAGCAGTGGGCTATAACACTTTAGCCGCCAATACCACAGGCACTTCAAACGTAGCCATAGGCGCACTAGCACTAGACGCCAACACAACGGCTGATAACAACACTGCTGTGGGTTATGCTTCGCTTGGTGCTAATACTACAGGCGCTAACAACGTAGCTGTAGGGTGTGAAACCTTACTTTCAAACACTACTGGTGCTTTAAACACCGCTGTAGGTAGTACAGCCTTAGATGCTAACACCACAGGAGGCTCTAACACTGCCATTGGTCAGGCGGCTTTGGGAGCAAACACAACCGCAGACAACAACACGGCTGTTGGCTATAGCTCTTTAGGTGCTAATACCACAGGAACCGATAATACTGCGGTGGGTCTTTATGCTTTATTAGGAAACACCACAGGACTTGGTAACTCAGCAGTCGGTAGAAGTGCTTTAGGTGCTAACACTACAGGCTCAGGTAACGCGGCATTTGGTGCTTATTATATCGGCAATGTTACTGCTGCAATGTCTCAAAACACTACAGGTGCGAGTAACTCAGCATTTGGTGCAGGTGCTTTGGCGGCTAACACCACAGCATCTAACAACACTGCTGTGGGTTATAACTCTTTAGGTGGTAATACCACAGGTACTGACCTTGCCGCTGTGGGAAGAAACGCTTTAAGTGCAAGCACCACAGGGGTAGCTAATACTGCGCTCGGAGCTGAAGCGGGGTATAACACCACCACAGGCGGCTACAATACTTTCTTAGGAAAAAGCTCTCATGCTGACGCGGCAGGTAACAGTAACTGTGTTGTCATAGGCTATAACGTTAGTGGCGCGTCTGACTACACGACTATAGGCGATGGCGCTAATGACATAAGAGCCGCACACGGCGTAGCAACATGGGCTACAGTATCCGATGAACGCTACAAGAAGGACATCACAGACTCTACCGCAGGACTAAGCTTTATCAATGCTCTAAAGCCTCGCACTTGGAACTATAGGACACTAGGCGAACTCCCAGAAACCTTCAGCGCCTATGAAGAAGGCTCCACTGAAGTATTCAAAAACACACAAACTAACCACGGCTTTATAGCCCAAGAAGTTAAAGTAGCTATTGATGCTGATAGCGGCTTGAAGGACGGCTTTAGACTCTGGGACGACAGAGAAGATGGCTCTCAGGAAGTAGCAGAGGCCGCACTAATACCAATCTTGGTTAAAGCTATACAAGAACTCACCGCAAGACTCGAAACCTTAGAAGGATAAATAAAATGGAACAGGACAGAACAGCAGAACAACTAGCACAAGACTACTTAGCAATGGGTGATAGCATTGAGCTTATAACATCTATTATCGCCGGAGACTCTATGGCAGATAATGATGCCGCAGACCGTCAAGAATGTGTTGATCGTAATGTGCAGCATCTAGAGCTTATGGTAGCTAAAGAAGATTGGGGCAGCGAAGACATGGCCGCAGTAAACGGAGCTATTTTAGCGGGCAAAGGATACGCCGCAGAATGAGTATCATATTAAAAAGCCTCAAATCTAAGACCGTACAGTTTAGTATAGCCCTCGCAGTCCTGAGTATCCTTCAGGGCTACGTTGGGTTCTTACCCGTGTCACCAGCAGGTCAGGCGGCGGTAGGTTGCGTCATAGCTTCCTGCGTCACTGTGCTGCGATTCGTAACCACCACCGGCATAGCCGACAAGTAAATTTAACCAACCAACTAAAGGAAATTATCATGGGCGAGAAAAAAACAAACCCTATTGAAGTAAATGGCGTTGAGTACACTTTTGAAGACATGACCCCGCAGCAACAGGCAATGATTAACCACTGTAATGACCTAGATAGAAAGATCAAGTCCACCCAGTTTAATTTAGACCAGTTGTCTGTAGGGAAAGATGCTTTTGTTAATATGCTGGTTGCTGACTTAGAGACTGAAACCCCCGAAGAGAGCTAACCACTATGATTGACCCTATCAGCGCCGTTGCCATGGCTACCAGTGCCTTTAAAATGGTACAAAAGATGGTATCCGCTGGCCAAGAAATCGAAAACACTCTTGGGCAGGTTGGCAAGTGGTACGGCGCTGTTAGTGATTTCAACGAGGCGAAAAGGCAAGCAGAAAACCCTCCTCTGTTTAAAAGGTTAGTGGCATCCAAGTCTATAGAGCAAGAGGCTATGGAGATGTTTGCCAATAACAAGAAGATCCAGCAGCAAGAAAAAGACCTCCGTGAACTGCTTATGTACTCCTACGGAGCAAGCGCGTATCAGGAGCTATTGAATATGCGCAGGAAGATAAAAGATCAGCGAGAGAAGACCGTATATGCTCAGGCGCGAAGGCGTAAAGCTTTTATCTGGAATAGCGTTGCTTTGTCTGTAATTGGTGGTATGGGGTATGTTTTGTACCTAATGATTAAAGCAGTTACAATGTAGGATAATTCACTCCTAACTTAACTTACGGCCTTAATATGATTGAATCAAGCAAAGAAGTTTTAGATGTAGCCGCAGGATCAACCGCTTTACTAGCAATGGCTGCATGGCTTCCACCAGTTTCTAGCTTGTTTGCGATTATATGGTTTGCTGTAAGAATATGGGAGTCGGATACAGTCAGAGGATGGAGTAACCGAGATGTTAAGTAGTCTTATAGCGCCAGTAGCCAGCTTGCTAGATAAATTCATTCCTGATGCAGACACAAAACAGAAAATAGCGCATGAAATTGCAACAATGTCACAGAAATATGCGCAAGAAACTGCAATGGCTCAAATTAAACTCAATACCGAAGACGCTAAAGGCAACTGGTTTCAATCTGGATGGCGACCCGCTACAGGCTGGGTTTGCGTGTTAGGCTTTGGAGTTAACTTCTTAGTATCCCCGCTGCTGGCAGGCTTTGGCGTGGACATACCGCAAGCTGATACCGCTACAATGTTACCTGTATTAATGGGGATGCTTGGGCTAGGCTCACTTAGAACTGTTGAAAGAGTAAAAGGGAAGGGCAAATAATGGCTAAAGCTACGAAGAAAAAACAAGAAGGCTACTTCAGATCCAAAGAGCTGGCCTGCAAATGCGGCTGCAATACAATCGAATTTGATCTGGGGTTTTTGGCGACCCTAAATGCTATCCGTGAAGAGTGCGGGTTCCCGCTTGTTATCTCGTCTGCTTACAGGTGCCCACTACACCCAATAGAAGCCCGCAAAGAAGCTCTAGGCGCTCACGCTTACGGTAAGGCGGTCGATGTGTTGTGCTCAGGAGAAAGGGCGTTAGAAGTGATTAGGGTGGCTCAGGCGCACGGCATTAAAAGAATAGGCATCCAGCAAACAGGCGGCGGTAGATTTATACACCTAGACGCCTGCACCGAAGAGGACGGCTTTCCTAGCCCTGCGCTTTGGTCATACTAATTACCCGACAAGACTAGCAGCCCCTTAATCGGGGCTTTTTTGTTTCTAATACTTTACATTGAGCGCAGTTAGGTATTACAATCTTCTTGCTGATGCAGTTTCTCTTAGTGGTTAAACGGTTCTAGCATTGTAAGTTATATGATTATCGTGCAGGTTTTCATATTCTTGATAACGGTTGCTGCAAACAACTTCTATCAAACCAAGACCCTCAACACATTGGCGTGTGTTGGGGCTTTTTTTTGCCTTTATTTTAGCTATATGTATTATAAGGCTTTACATTGTAAAGAGAAACGGGCATAGTGAAGTTCAATTAAACGAAGGGGAACATAATGGAACAAAAGAAGACGGTGGACTTTGCTCAGATTTATGCCTACGTCACAGGCGAAATGCATTGCAAACAGGGTGAGGAGGCCTTAGCTGACCAAGATGAACACTACTACAGGGGCTACAGTGACCGTTACTATTACGAACAAAGCCAAGGGGCAGTGAAATGAAAACATCAGAACAGATAAACGAGCTGGCAGCAGCTTTATGCAAGGCACAAGGCGATATGGGTGGAGCGGTTAAAGATTCAGCTAACCCTTTCTTTAAGTCTAATTATGCGGATTTAACCTCAGTTATTAAGGCGATCAAGCAGCCATTTGCTGACAACGGGCTAAGCTATACGCAGTTCCCTATTAACAGTGAAGACAGGATTGGCGTAGAAACCAGGCTAATGCATAAGTCGGGCCAGTGGCTTGAGATGGATTACACCTTGCCGACTGTTAAGAAAGACCCACAAGCAGCGGGCGCAGCCATAACGTACGCTAGGCGGTACGCTTTACAGTCAATGGCTGGCATTCCAGTAGCGGATGACGATGCAGAGTCGGCAATGATTCGCGGGGACGATAAGATAGTTGTAAGCAAAGAGCAGGCCGTTTCTATTGAAAAGCTGCTTGATGAGTCTGGCGCTGATCGCAATAAGTTTTGCGGATGGCTAAAGGCTGCTTCGGTTGATCACATTCTGGCCGTCCACTATGACCGCGCAGTTGCGGCGCTACAGGCTAAGTTGTGATTACCCTTGATAATCAACAGGGGTCGCCCGAATGGTTAGCTGACCGGCTGGGAAAGCCATCTGCCAGTAACTTTTCCAAGCTGGTTACAGGTGCAGGCAAGCCGTCATCTTCTGCTGAAAAGTATATTGATTTGCTTGTGGCAGAGCGCCTCACGGGAAAGTCTGAGCCTTTTTATGTGAATGACCACATGGCAAGGGGTAACGAGCTAGAGCCAGAAGCGCGGGAAGCCTATGAGTTTATATCAGGAAACGCCGTCACAGAGCATGGGTTTATTCTGGATGACTCTGAAGAGTTTGGATGTAGTCCTGACGGGCTGGTTGAAGGTGGGGGTCTGGAAATTAAATGCGCTGCGCAGAGTACGCACGCGGGTTATATGAGAGATCCACAGATAGCTGTTAAGAAATACTACCAGCAGATTCAGGGGTGTATGTGGGTATGCCAGCGCGAGTGGTGGGACTTATTTCTATACCACCCAGAACTTCCGCACGTTTTAGTGAGGGTAGAAAGAAACAACGATTTTATCGAAGCCATGGCCGTTGAAGTAAATGCGGCTGTTAATGTAATTTTAAACCAAGTGGAGAAACACCAATGAGCATAAGCATTACAGGAAAGCTAAACAAAGCAGCTAATAAATTCCAAGCTGGCGACAGTAAGGGTTTCGGAGTTCGGTTGGGAGTTAGGTTCTACAACAGGGAGACTAAGTCGCAAGAGTATACAAATTATGAGGCCGTTATCTTTGCCAAAGAAGGTAAGCAGGCTGATTTTTACTCTAGTGCTTTGGTTGAAGGCTCAGTTATTGAGATTAGCGGGACAGGCTGTCAGATTAAGACCTTTGAAAGCAGTAATGGGCCAGTACATAGCATCTCTATTCTTGATGCTAAGTTAGGCTATATGGCTACCGTTGGAGCGCCACAGCCACAAGCGCAGCAGCAACAGAGCCAGCCGCCTGTTGAAGACTTTGATACCAATATTCCGTTCTGATATAAAAAGCCCCTCTAGGCCAGAGCTTCGAGGGGCAAACCATAGGAGAAAACAAGGCAGGGGAATACCTTGCTCCCCAATAATACCACAGGTGATAAAGATGACAAATGCAGGAAAGAGCCTCAGAGTAGCCCAGGAGCTTAATAACGTTAACAGCAGTAAGTTAGCTGGCTTAATGGGTGTAAGCCGTCAGAGAGTGTTTCAGTGGCGCAAACAGGAGAATATGAAGCTACATACGGTGCAAGGGTTATGCGAGATATTTGAGCTGACCGTGGATGAGTTCTGTAAACTTTGTGAGAGATAAAAAAACCCTCCGTTTTACGGGAGGGCTTTACTTTACGCCTGGGGGGGGCGTATACTTCATGTGCGAGCAAGAAGAAAGGTAATTATAGCTATGGACTCCTATAGCGTCAACACCCCACCTTTCTTCTTATTGCAAACAATGTTTGGGCTTTAGGCTGACGGTTCCTTAAATTAAACGTCAGATACAGGGTTGACCCTCCCTACAGAGCCTCACGGTTGAATCGGTTTTTAGCTGTGAATAGTTTGGATACACGATACAGACATTTGTTTAACCGCTAAGTCGCTTTTGCCCTTAGATCTTGAATTTTACTTTTCGAAGTAAAAGGGTTTATAACACCTAAAATAAATATATATTAAAACGTATCATTTAGTGAATAATATATATAAAAGCATATTTAATTAAACATCTGGTGAGGCTTGCCGAACCGTAGGGGATACAAAATGGCCATTAAGATAAAAGGTATTGAGTTTGACAAAGAATTTAGCTTCAACATAAAGGAGCAGGATATTAAGAAAACGGTTGTCAAAATACCGCAAAAGTATTATCAAGCAAGCGCGGCATTTGAAACTATTTACGGATCAGTTGAGATTACTGGTTCTACTTTGCATGGCATCATTCAAGAACTGTTGATTCAAAATAAGCCTTTCAGGGCAGTTATTACAGATTTTATTGACGAGCTAGAGGGTGAGGATAAGGCTATTGCTTTGTCTACCCTGCATTAAACTAGAACTGTAGGAGGTTCGCATGACACAAGAAGAAAGAGTTATTAACTACTTATCAGACAACCCAAGCATTAACAGCATTCAGGCTTTAAATGAGCTTGGCATATTTAGGCTGGCATCTAGGGTGAGCAACCTAAAGAAGCAAGGCCATAAGATTACTAGCAGAATGGTCCCGGTTACTAACCGATATGGTGAAAAATGCCATGTTTCTGAATACAGCTTGGTGGCATTATGAAATGCAAAGGGGACGAAACGTGGGAGCCAAAGGACGAGGATATTATTGTCTGGCAGCGCGACTTCCCGAAGGTTGACATACACCAAGAGCTGAAAAAAATGTCTTCTTGGTGTGAGTTTAACCCCAAGAAGAGAAAGACAAAGGGTGGTATGTATAAGTTTGCTAATGCTTGGATTTTAAGAGCGACAGAGCTAGGAGGCCAAAGCCCTGCAAACATAGGCAAGCAAGCACAGGTAGCCAAGTTAGACCCAAAAGGGATCAGCATCCCTCAGATAAGCTTAAAAAATATGACAAAAGATATGGAGCTGACAGATATTAGTTGGCTAGACGGTGATGACTACCTGAATGCAAAAGAGCATTATCTTTCTGTTTACGGATTCTATTTCAACGGAAAATTGAGAAATGCGTGAATCAACTTGCAGGGCAAGAAAGGCAGGCAAGCAGCCAACCCACTATGTATTTATCGGTAGCAATGAAGCCTTGGTGACTGGGGCAACCTACACGATTCCCGAAATGGCTGCAATTGCTGGCATAAATGACAAAACCATGCATAGCCGAATGCGGGGCAAATGCGAGTTTACAGACAAGGAGGTAAGGGCAAAGAACTCAGACGGCCCAAACTTTAAAAGACCAGGATTATATAACCGCCTTGAAACTACAGACATGAAGCTGTCAGACAAATGGTTAAGGGTGAAGTTATGAACGAGGGTGACCATGTTAAATTTAAAAGCAGAAGAGATGCAGAAGCTTATATCCCTCTACTGTTAAAGCGGCTAGATAGCTGGGACTTTTCATCGCCTTTGGTGCTGAAGCTGCAACGCTGCGACCCTAAGTCAGAAGGCCAAAACAACCTATTCCATAAATGGTGCGGGGAAATGTCATCTGAGTTTATAGGAAAGGTGCCAGATGCAACGAAAGAAGGCATGAAGTTTATGATGAAAAAAATGTTTCTAGGCACCCAGACTATAACGGTCGGAAAGTATGTTTACCCAGACCAGATCATGCCGTTACCAACGCAGAAAGGTGAGATGTATCATTTTATGGAACAAGTTTATCATTGGGCAGCAAAAAGAGATGTATTATTATCCTTACCACAGTACAATGAGTTTACCGCGCTGAAACGCAAACAAGAGGAATAGCAATGGCTAAGGTAGATCCGGCGATATTATTAGAGTTTGCAACAAGTGATGTTCAGAGAGAAACCTGCCAAGCAGTAATAGCTAACGGTTCCAATACTAAGGCAGCAGCAGCGTTAGGTAAGGGGCGTAGAGTTGTTGATAAGATGATGAAGCGCCTAGAGGAAAAGGCAGCATCTAAGGCAGTAGCGCCCCATAAGAGTGTAGACCGCGAAACGATGGCAGGGTTTGAGGCTAAGAGAGTTTCAACTGCTTACAAAGAAGACGGAACCATTGCGCTTCAGTGGGTTATTCAAGAGCCAGAAAAACGCGATATGAAGGCTAAGCTTGCCTGTATGATTGAGGGCATGCAAGACGATCTAACCGGCTTTAAAACGGCTGTAAAGGCTCCCAAGAAGGTTAATTCAGACTACCTAGCCATGTATATGATGGGTGACCACCACTTTGGTATGCTGGCCGACTCTGAAGCTAAAATGTCAGGGGATGACGCTGATTGGGACGTTAAGATTGCGACCAGCATATTATTGGATTCAACTAACCGGCTGGCTTCCCGCGTAGGAGATGCAGAGATTGGCGTATTGTTGAACGTAGGCGATTTCTTTCACGCCGATTCTAGCGCCAACACCACTACCAAAGGCACTCCGGTAGATGTGGATACCCGTATAGCAAAGACCTTTAAGCTGGCTGGCAGACTGTTTCAGACGTTAATTAACAAGATGTTAGAAACACACAAAGAAGTAGTGGTTATCAATGTTCGCGGCAACCATGATTCCGATATGGCCTGCCACCTATCAAGCTGCATTGAGCTACTGTACGCCAAAGAAAAGCGCGTAAATGTCTTACAAAATTATTCTAAGTTTATTCATTACCAGTGGCACAACAACCTGTTTGTCTTTCACCACGGCGACAGAATGAAGCACGAACAGATACTTCAGGCCGTTATCAGAAACCTCGATGACGAGTGGAGCCAATCGAAAAACAGATATTGCCACCTTGGTCATATCCACCACCATACCGCCAGAGAGGTAGGGTCTATGCACTTTGAACACTGGGGTAGCCTTACTAGCACCGATCAGTGGCACTCAGACTCAGGTTACGGAGCGGAGCGATCAATGACAGCGGTTGTTTACCACAAAGATACGGGCGAAGATTCCCGCGTAAAGATAAAGGTGGGCTAATGGGTGACGTTGTGCAGTTTCCTCCAAAAAGTATGCCGCTACATCGTCAGTTTTGTGATGATTGTGCGGGTGTTCTTGAGTATTGGCTTGGTGGTGATGATATGGCTTACGGTGTATGCACTGGCTGCATGGATCTTATACCTTCAGAGATTGAATTTAACGAAGAAATGATAGGGGAATAAAGATGGTTGATCCAGACGTTAAAGATTGGGAAAGATTAAGAAAAGAAATACCGGCAGTAGAGTACAGTATTGATAAGGCCATGGCTGAATGCCACAAAAATGCGGAGGATGTGGTAAATCACCCCAGTCATTACGGCAGCGGGGCAGTAGAGTGTATTGAGGCGATTGAATCATCTATGTCCGCGCAAGCCTTTGCCGGCTACCTTAAAGGCAATTGCATGAAATACCTTTGGCGCTATAACCTAAAAGGCAAGCCGGCTGAAGATTTGCACAAGGCACAATGGTATCTAAACAGGCTAATCGATTCGGTGGAATTTGAAGATGGCCATTAAAAGGGACGCGGCCGATAAGTGGTTTAGTGACGTTGTAAGGCAGAGCGCTGGCTATGAGTGCGAACACTGCCACAAGCAAGACGGGCGCATGGAGTGTGCGCACATATTCGGCAGGGCAGCAAAGTCCGTTAGGTGGTCAATGATGAACGCTGTATGCCTTTGCCACTACTGCCATTTAACCTTCACGGCTAACCCCTTAGACTTCACCGCATGGCTTGAACAATACAAAGGTCAGGGGCATCTCGATATACTGAGAGAGAAGTGGCAGGTATTAATGAAAACCAACAAGCTGCTAAGGGCTGAGATCGCCAAGCACTATAGGGAAGAACACAAGAAGATGCTGGCTAGTGAGAGTTATGAGCCAGTCTCATATAATTGATTTTAGGAGAATTGAAAATGATATGTTGCAACAAAGAAATGGTGCCAGTTTTAGACTTTAAGCTATTTGCGCCGAGCCCATACTGCGAAATCTGTTTTGGTAGCGGTAATTTCTATCTGGGGGACGGGGAGGTTGATTCAAGTGGGTGCGATTGCATTAAAGGGTTTGGGGGAAAAAAAATGTTCCTGGAGTGCCGAGTATGCCACCTTAGGGATAATTAATTTAGCCTATATGTAAAATAAGGCTTTACAACGTCAAGTAAAAGGATCATAGTTACACCTCATTCAACGCAGCAGGGGCTACACCATGAAAACTTTAATGGCAAACAAGACTTATATCGGACGCTTCATTTGTAACAGTGACAGCACTTTTGAAGTCAATGTTATCAAGCGCACCGAAAAATCAGTTACATTTTTGCACCCCCATACAGGTGAGAGCAAGCGAGCAAAGATCCATAGCCATGATGACGTTGAATTTTTTATGCCGCTAGGCAACTTTTCAATGTCACCAATCATAAGCGCCTAATTAAACCGCCCTTTCGGGGGCATTCAAACAAGGGGAATAAGATGAAACACGATATGAGCTACAACCAAATTAAAGCAATTGATAAGGCCGAAGAACTTAAAAACGATAACAGAATGGGCATTTTAGCCGCTGTTGTATTGTTTGGCCTTTACTGCATGGCTTCAACCATGGAATTCAACGACTGTCTCAAGGGGATTTGCTAATGAGCCACCCTGAGATTGATTTTAAAATCTGGCTTGAAGATAACCTGCCAGGAATGATAAAAGATTACCGCCATTTTGACGGCAGCCTTATTGTAATGTCAGACGAGCATAAAGATGAAATTTGCTACAACTTTTTGCTTAATTTTCGGTCTTGGTGGGATGACGTTTTGCCGCCTTGCGTAATCAAGCAGGCAGTGTTTTTAAGATACCTGTACGAGGAAACTGAAAACGAAGACATTTCTCTTATTTTGCGCGGGGACATTTATTTGTATTTGGAGCTTCATTTAAGCGATATTGTTAATGAAGTTTATAACGAGGTCTTTAATATCAAGTCAGAAGAGTTTGCAGGATATGATGTGGGACAATGAAGCGCCTTATTGATTTTAAAATGGACATACCTGACGGAGCGGCTGGCATTCTTAATGGCCTATTCTATAAGATAGGCAGCCACAATTTTAGCTTTTATTGGAACGGTGAGGAATGGCGCAAGAGCGACCACCACACGGCTAGGGTGACCGCTGCGTTAAAGGTTTGCAGGCACAGGTTTTCCTTTGACAACGGGGTGACCTGGTGATGAACGATAGAGATAAAGAATTAACCGTAATGGTAGAAGAGATTAACAGGCTTGCAGACCGGCTAATTGCTGACAGCTACGCCTTTAAGTACAAGGTAGCTAAAAGGCTGCTATTTGTTGCATCGCTAGGGGTTCTGGTTGCCTTTGTGACAATCTCCATGTACGCTTATTTAAATTAGATCGAGGTTTCCCCTGACCTTTGAAGTAGGCTTGGCTCACCTATGATCGCAACGAGCCACTCTGCTAATCCATGCGATTGCAATCCGGTAATCCATGATCAACAAACAATACACAACCAAGGGGGCATATTATGCATTAGCTATTTTAATCGCAGGAAACTAGCGATAGCCTTCGGGCTGGTGACTCAGGTTGGCCCGCCTGCCGCGACAAAGGGCATACCACCAAATGCATACCCTTCATGAAATATCATGATTTAAGATCATACAAGATAACCGGTACAATGCGCCCTTAATCAACGGTTGAGGTGTGACGTGGTACTGTACGGGATAATAGTAGTGGTAGTAGGATTGATGGCAATAGCAAAAGATGAATTCAAAAGAGGCTCTTAACAGAGTCTTTTTTTTTATGGTAAAATACATTAACCTTTACTGAGTAAAGAAAACTGATTATTATGTATAGGCCAACAGCGCAGAAATGCAAGGGGCAAACATGAAACAGTTATACATTAGCCAACGTATTAGTGATTGTATTGACAATGAATGGTCTGATTTATTGACCCAAATTGATAACATTACTCAAAACGTGATGGAGACTCCATCGGCCGGCAATCAGATAAAGGCAGCCTTGATTCTATGGGCTGACTCCGTAGACGTTAGAACCAGTAAACTACCCCCAGAAGATGTAGAGCTATTCGCTCATAACCCATCTATGGGCGTTTCTGTTAATTTTGGTGCAGAAGATTAAAAACCACAGGCCGCTACATGAATAACGACTTACCAAAGAAACCTGCGCATAGGCCGCTTATTCCGATTGATTGGGATCAGGTGGATGAGATGTGTTCTATTCAATGTACGGGCGAAGAGATTGCCGGCGTTCTTAGCATTGATTACGACACGCTGTCAAGGGCTTGCAAGCGGGAAAAGTTGTGTTCTTTTGCGGACTATATCGGACAAAAGAGGTCAGGCGGTAAAAGCTCTCTCAGAAGAAAACAATATAGTGCAGCAATGGAGGGAAATGCAACGATGCTTGTGTGGCTTGGAAAGAACTGGCTAGGCCAGACGGATAAGCTAGAGACTTTTAACGACCATCAGATTACAGCTTTTGAAGTGGTAGAAGATGAAGGTTAGGGCCAAAGGCACAAGCCCTCAAACCCAGTTAGTAAACAGTACGGCCAGATTCCCCGCCATGGTTGCAGGCTTCGGCGCAGGCAAGACACAAGCCTTAATGCTAAGAACTCTTCGCCTTATCTTTGGTGATGGGGAGGATATAGCCTACTACCTACCCAGTTACCCACTTGTACGGACAATCGCATACCCTAGATTTGGCGAGATGTTTGACGGCCTTGGCGTTCCTTGGAAGTTAAACAAGCACGAACACACCATCCAAGTTAATGGCAAGACGATTATATTCCGTACTATGGACAACCCCGATGCAATTGTTGGCTATGAGGTTGGGGATAGCATGGTTGACGAGCTGGACACGCTGCCTAGAGACAAGGCCCGCGATGCTTGGAATAAGATCATCGCCCGTAATCGGCAAAAAAAGAAATCAGGAACCAACACCGTAGCGGTAGGCACGACTCCCGAAGGCTTTAGATTCGTTTACGAGAAGTGGAAGAAGAACCCTACCGAATCCTACCAGCTGATAGTGGCCCCGACATACAGCAACCCCCACCTGCCTGATGGCTACATTGAGGCGCTTAGGGAAACATACCCCAGCAACCTTTTGCAGGCTTATTTAGAGGGCGAGTTCGTCAACCTAACGGCGGGCGTGGTTTATACCAATTATGATAGGAAGCTATGTGGCACTGACGCAGTAGCCCAAGAGCATGAGCCCTTACACATCGGAATGGATTTTAACGTCAATAACATGGCGGCAAGCATCCACATCATGCGTGGTGGCAAAGGGTACGCAGTTGATGAGATAATGGGTGCCGCAGATACGCCAGCAGTTATTGATATTATCAAGGCTCGCTACCCAAGCAATCCGGTAATCGTTTACCCTGATGCGAGTGGTGCAGCGGCAAGCTCTACGAATGCAAGTATGAGTGATATTAAGATGCTCAAGAATGCTGGATTCACCATAAACGCCCCGCGAAAGAATGGGCGGGTGAGAGATCGGGTGGCGGCGGTCAATAAAGCATTAAGTGACCCGAAAGGGAATAGAATGTATTATGTGAATGTTGACAAATGCCCGAATATTGCGCTTGGATTAGAGCAGCAGGCATATGATAAGAATGGGGAACCAGACAAGACGGGCAGCTTTGACCATATGAATGATGCCACCGGCTATTTCATCGTGAGACAGTTCCCTATCACATTTGATAGAATAATTACAGCGCCAACAAGGTGGAGTTAATGAGAAGCACAGACATTGAATATACGCATCCCGAATACGATAACAACAAGTATCGCTGGGAGTTCTTTTTAAGATCATATTTGGGTGGTGAAGATTACAAGAATGGTGGCTACCTAACTAAGTATTTAAACGAAGATAAAGACGAGTATCAGCGCCGGCTTGATTTAACTCCCATTGATAATCACTGTAAGAATCTGGTCCATATCTACAGCTCTTTTCTTTGGCGTGTGCCACCCGTAAGGCAGCTTAACTCACTGGCTAATGATGCATCTGTAATGAGCTTTATGAAGGATGCCGACCTAGATGGGCGCAGCTTTAATTCATTTATGAGGCAGGCTCAGGTATGGGCTTCAGTATATGGCAACGTCTGGCTAATGATGGATAAGCCCGCATCAAACGCAGGCACCAAGGCAGAAGAGCTTGATCAAGACATTCGCCCATATGTAACGATGTTCACCCCTGAGAATGTTTTTGACTGGAAGTACGAGAGGACACCTAGCGGCCGTTTTAAGCTCACATATCTGAAGGTGCGTGAGTCTATAGAGTTTATCAGCGACACAGAGAAAGAGGTCTTTTATCGCGTCTGGAGGGAAGATACAGTTGAAAGCTGGAGTTCCTTGAACGATGCTGAAAAGATGATTGAAAGCGTGCCAAATTCGCTAGGTAAGATTCCGGCTGTTTTCCTACCTGCTCAGCGGTCTGTTGTTCGCGGTATTGGTATCAGTGATCTGTCAGACGCTGCTTATATGCAGAAAGCTATCTATCAAGAGCTGTCAGAAATCGAGCAGCTTATTCGTATATCAAATCACCCGACCCTAGTCAAGAGCTTTACCACTGACGCAAGTGCAGGCGCAGGCGCAGTGATCAATATGCCGGATGACCTTGACCCTAGTTTAAAGCCGTACCAGATCCAGCCTAGTGGCGCTAACATGGACGGTGTACGCGCAGCAATTGAGGATAAGGTTCAGTCTATCAACCGTATGTCTCATATGGGCGCAGTTCGCGGTACAGATGCGGTAACCATGTCGGGTGTGGCTATGCAGACAGAATTTCAAATGCTTAATGCGAAATTATCCGAAAAGGCTGACTTGCTTGAGTTGGCAGAGGAGCAGCTTTGGCAGTTGTTCGCTGAGTGGCAGGGCGTAAGGCCAGACGTTGAAGTGTTCTACCCTGATTCCTTTGACTTGAGAGACTACGACCAAGAGCTTGTATTCCTTCAGCAAATGCGTGCTACCGGCGTTAAGTCGGTAACCCTGAGCATGGAGATAGATAAGCAGATAGCCGATCTTATACTTGATGACGAAAACCTCGCTCGCTCTCACGCTGAAATCGAGGCATCTGCAATGACTATAGGCCAGTTCCCGCCGGAGCCTGAAGAGATAGGCGCTATTTAATGGCTGAAGATGTTGACCAGCTACGGTCAGTAATCGCTAGAGCGGAAGGCCATCAGGGAAAGTTGGCCGCTGCCCTGGTAACGCTTGAAAACCGTATTACCGACATAATGGCAACTGCCCCTTTAAAAGATGGCGCTTTATTTGATCTGGAATGGGCTATTAAAGCAAGGGTTGAGCTAAGGCAGGCTATTGAGTCTGAATACTTGGCTACGGTAGATGGGCTGGTAAGAGAGTACACGGTGGTAGCTAACGAGGTTGCCGCTATGCTCAACACGTATGGCAATGTCTCAAAGCTTGACCCTAGCGTGATCTCTGAGCTTCAGTCGATGACGTTTAAGGGATTTGAGGACTTAGGCCAGAACTATCTAGATGTGGTTTCTAAAGAGCTATATGAGAATACATTAGTTGGCACGACATTTGCCCTAAGCGTAGCTACAATCAAAGCTTCAGTTAGCTCTGAGCTAGGCCGTTATGCCAGCCAGTCTTTGCATGATTCGCTAATGCAGTTTGATGCAACGGTGAACACGAAGATAGCCATTGATGCAGGAGCAACCAAGTTTAAGTATTTCGGCCCTGACGATAGCGTTACTAGAGAATTCTGTGGTAGGCACGTTGGCAAGGTTCTCACCAAAGAAGAAGTCACTGAGGCTTGGTCTGGCAGTTGGGCAGGCAAGATAAGCGGTGATCCTTTCGTGGTTCGAGGCGGCTATAATTGCCGTCATCATTTTAGAGGTGTATTCGAGGAATAATCATGCCACAAGGTGCAGGAACATACGGCAGCAAGGTAGGCCGTCCGAAGAAAAAGAAGAAAGTAAAGAAATAAAAAACATATGATACAATTTAAATTCACCAACTACTCTTTTAGAGGCACGCGACATGGGCGAAGATAACATGGAACAACAAGCTGATACTGAAACAGCAGCAACAGAAAATCAGGAAAAGACATTTACTCAAGCAGACATGGACCGCGTTGTTGCGGAGCGAGTAGGCCGAGAGCAACGAAAGTTTGAAAAGCAGCTATCTGGCATTGATATAAACGAAGCCAAACAGCTATTGCAGGACAAGGAAGATGCAGAAGTTGAGCGCCAGAAATCACGCGGCGAATTCGACACTCTCTTGAAGTCAACTGTTGAAAAGAAAGACTTGGAAATACAAAGTTATAAAAGCAAGCTTCAGTCCACATTGGTGGATGGCGCTTTGTTGAGTTCTGCGAGTCAGTATAACGCTGTAAATCCTGAACAAGTTTCGGCCCTGTTGCGGCAAAACCTCCGGCTGTCTGAAGATGGCAATGTGGAAGTTTTGGACAGCAAAGGCACGCCAAGATACAATGATAGCGGAATTCTGCTGTCAACTGGTGAGCTGGTGTCGGAATTCTTAACGGCCAATCCTCATCATGTCCGAGCCTCTCAAGGTGGTTCAGGCAGTCAGGGTAACGCTGGTGGCTCCACACAGAAGTCTGCATCTGTGGCTGATATGGTTGCTAATTGGAATGAGGGCGGTAAAGAAGCCTTCGCTGCAATGAAAAAGAAAGCAACCTGACAAACCTAACTTACTATTTAACTATTAATCTTTTGAGGATTTAAATCATGGCCGCAACTACTAGTGCCACCCTAGACGATCTATTTGTAAACATTATTGCGCAGGCGCGTTTCACCGCTGAAGAGCAGTCCCTAATGATGGGCCTTGTTACTCAGTACAATATCGGATCACAGTCTGGAAAGACTATTCAGATTCCAAAGTACCCAGCAATCAGCGCCAGCGATCTGACCGAGGCGGTGGATTTGACTTCAACGACTGTCTCGACCAGCTCCGTTTCTGTAACTGTTGGTGAAGTTGGCGCACAAGTTGTCCTGACTGATCTGGCCACAATGGGCGCGGGTAACCCTGCTGTCGAGCTTGGCACCGTTCTTGGTAACGCCATTGCTACTAAGATGGATCAGGACTTGCTTGCTCTCTTTACCGGCTTCTCTAGCGGTCTGGGTTCTGCCGGTGCAGAAATCACTGTAGCTGATCTCTTTAAGGCAGCTGCTACTTTGCGCGCTAATAAAGTTACCGGCGCAATTTCTGCTGTTGTTCACCCGTTTGTTGCTTATCAGCTTAAAGCTGGCTTGACTAACACCTTCGCTAATCCGAATGGTGGTGACGCGCAGAACGAAGCTATGCGTAACGCTTATGTCGGTCAACTTGCAGGCATGAATGTCTATGAGTCTGCTAACATTGCCATCGATGGTGATGGCGATTCTATTGGCGCGGTATTCGCTCCAGAAGCACTTGCCATTGCACTGAAAAAAGACTTCAACATTGAGCCGCAACGTGACGCATCTCTGCGCGCATTTGAGCTTAACGCCACAGCCGTCTACGGTGTTGGTGAGCTGGACGATACTTTCGGTGTCAAGATGACTTTCGATACTGCACTTTAAGTAATAGATTCCCTGCCCTCTTCGGGGGGTGGGGTTTTACTGAGGTTTGAACATGGCATTTTCAACAGATGCAGATTTATTGCAGTTATTGCCCGACATACTTTCTCTGGGCATAGACTCATTCAGTCAAGAACACGCAAAAGCACAATCAGATATTGAGCGAGAAATCAGAAACCGCTGGTGGGAAAAGCGCGGTTTATCTGGTGAGCTGATCCCTAATTACTTAACAGATTCGCAGTGGACTAGAACATCTGCTTATTTAGTCCTATGGAAGTACGCATTACCGCAGTTAACTAACTGGGTCGATGGCGACAGATTCCAGGGCATGATTGAATTCTACAAAGCCCGATACAGTGAAGAGATCGAGGCGGTATTTCAAGACGGTGTTGAATACGATGACGATAACAATGGCACGATTGAAGCTGATGAAAAGCTACCCGTTAACCATGGCCGGCTTGTCAGATAATGGAAATAAAGGTTGGCTCCAACGCCAAGAAGGTTGCTAGGCAAATAGGCAAGAAAGGCAAGCAGCTATCTGATAGTGTAAAGCGCGCATTACTGATTACTGGGCAGGTCGGCTTAACTATCATTGAAGATAGGACGGCTAAAGGCGAGCAGATTAACGGGCTTGATTTTGCGCCGTACAGTGAGGAGTACACCTGGTTCAGGGCGAAGAATGGACGGAATGTGTCTAATGTAGACCTATCGTTTACAGGCCAAATGTTATCTTCGATGACTGTTAAATCAAGTGCGCAGCAAGCTGAGATATTCTTTACTCGTGCCACAGAGTCTAAGAAGGCGGCGATGAATAACAAGACGCGCCCTTTCTTCGGGTTTAATAAAGACGAGGAAAAGAGGCTTGGCAAAGTATTCTTTAGGTATTTAAAATGAGTATTAGAGAAAATATAGCTGAAAACCTTGTGTCTACCCTGCAGGCGATCAGTTCTCCGGTAAGCGTTAAGCACGTTACAAGAGAGCCGTTTGACTTTCAGAAACTATCAAACGCTCAATACCCTGCCATCTTGGTTAGGAGCGCGGGCGAGGAACGTGGTGATTCAAGTCTGGGCGGGTCTATGACTCAGCGCATGGCAAATATAGACTACCAGCTAATTTGCTATGTTAAAGGCGCAGTGATTGACAGCGCCCGAAATGATATAATTGAAGCAATCGAAGAAGGTCTTGATGTTGATCGTTTGCGTGGGGGCTTTGCCCTTGATACGCAGGTTACTCGCATTGAGATTGATGAAGGTTCTATTGATCCCATTGGTGGGGTTATAATGACAATTCGCGTTTTGTACCAATACACTCGCGGCACAACTTAAACTTAATATAGAGGTATTATCATGGCGACTAAAACAGGCGCATCTGGTGTTGTAAAAATGCAATTGGCTGGGACGACTGTAGCCGTTGTTGGTGAAGTACGTTCGTATACATTTGAAGGCTCAGCAGACACTATTGAAGATTCAGTAATGGGTGACACTTTCAGATCTTACAAGCAGGGCTTAGGCTCTAACACCGTATCAATCGAGGTTTACTGGGACGAGGCAGACGCACAACAGCTAGTGCTTGATGAGCGCGCATCTGTTGACTTTGAAATTTATCCTACAGGCACCGGCTCCGGCGAAACTTTCTTTTCTGGAAATGGAATCGTAACGTCACGTTCTATAACTGGCGCGTTTGATGGTATGGTAGAGGCTAGTTTTTCAATCCAATGCAACGGAGCAGTAACCGAAGCACAAGCATAACCAACTAAGGGGAAAACCATGGGACTAGCTAAAGAGTTAAGAGACAGAAGAAAGTTAGAGGCGCGCACAGTATTGGTTCCTGAATGGGGTGATGACTCTGGGCCGTTTAAGTTATTCAGCAGAAGCATTACTTGCTATGACTTAGACCAGCTACAGAAGAAACACCCGAACTTTCTAACCAACACCACTATTGGATCGATGGTTGATCTGATCTGCATGAAGGCTGAAGACGAAGGCGGCAACAAGCTTTTTGGTTCTGCTGAAGATCGTATTGACTTGATGGGTGAAGAAACTGCGGTAATCTCTGAGATTGCTAACCAGATGTTTGCTCAGATTGAATCGGTAGAGGATGCAATAAAAAACTAAAGGCCGATCCGTTTAGGGTAAACCTATTATCCTTGGCTGATCGGCTTCACATAAGTATTGAAGAAGCTGAACAAATGCCACTTAATCATTTTTATGAATGGGTGGCTTACTTCCAACTGATGAGTGAATCTAATGGCTGAAAATGTAAGCATTGTAATTAAGGCTTTTGATAAAACTAAGCCCGCATTTGGCGCAGTTGGTAGTGCATTAAAAGGTATAACCGCGTCTATCTTTAGCATGAAGACTGCCCTAATAGGCGTTGGCGGTGTTACTGGATTTGGCTACTTAATAAAAAAATCTTTAGACGCCACAGATACCCTGTCTAAGACCGCTAATAAGATTGGCACAACTACTGAAGCTCTTGGCGGTTTGCGCTACGCTGCTGAGATTACAGGCGTATCAACGAATACTATGGACATGGCCTTACAGAGGTTTACGCGAAGAACAGCGGAAGCAGCTAAAGGAACGGGAGAGGCTAAGGGCGCAATTAAAGAGCTTAGGCTAAATGCTCAAGAGCTAAACAGGATGCCGCTAGATCAGCGCATGATTGCACTGGCTGACGCATTCGGGAAGGTTGATAACGAATCGGATCAGTTGCGTCTTGCCTTTAAACTGTTCGACTCCGAAGGTGCTGCACTTGTAAACACCTTGGCGCTAGGCAGTGACGGGCTAAAGGAATTGCTAGGCGAAGCTAAGATGCTTGGCTTAACTATGTCCACTGAAGCGGCGCAGGGCGTAGAAAAGGCTAACGACTCAATCACCAAATTGCTTTCTATCGTGAAAGGCTTAAAAGATCAATTTTCAGCAGCACTTGCCCCAGCTATCGATGAGATTGTTACTAAGTTTACTAATTTCATTATCAGAACTACTGACGCTGAAGGCGGCATAGAAAAGCTGGCTCAATCTATGGCTGTCAGTTTTTTAGAAGGTGTAAAAGTCACTTTGGGCGCGTTAGATAAGTTTGCTGAAGGTCTTGATACTGTAATCAACAAAGCAAATGATTTCTTCACCGGTTTTGAAACTAGGTCTATTCAGAACCAGATGAAAGGCATTGCTAAGGAAATGTCAGAGCTTGGCGATCAGATAGGTGACTTGGAGGATGGCGGCATTCCAAGTATTTGGGAGTTTATTACAGATGGCGGTTTAGTTGCTCAGAAAGCAGATATACAGAGGCTCGGCACGCAATATGTAGCTCTTTACGGACAGCTTCAAAAAGCATCTGAAGGTAATTCAGAATTCGCCAGCAGTCTTGGCGGAATTATTGACATGGATGATACTAACCTTTTCTTTGATGACCTTCTAAGGACTATTCAAGAGCTTGGCGAAATTGCGCCAAATGTACTAACGCCTTTAGTTAAGACTACAAACGACTTGCAGGTTGGGTTTAAATCGTGGAGTGATTCACTGCCATCAATGCAAGAAAACATCCAGAACCTTACCAAGCAAGGTCTGAACGGCATGACTGATGCTCTAACGGCTGGCGTAACTGGAGCGGCTAACTTCGCTGATGCCATGAAGTCTATGGCAAAAAGCGTAGTAGATAGCCTGATTAAAATGCTGATTCAAAAGTATATTGTTGATGCTGCATTTGGCGCGATTACTGGCTTTTTTGACCCCCAGACACGCATTAATTCATCTGCCGGGTATGGCTCATCTTTAGGTGGCGCTGACCCGTTTAATACTAGCAACTTTGCCCCTAGAGCTATTGGCGGCTCAGTCCAGAACGGGGCGCCCTACATGGTAGGTGAGCGCGGGCCAGAAATGTTCGTGCCTAACTCGCAAGGGTCAATTGTACCTAACAACAGAATTGGTGGTGGCGGCGTTACCGTTAACCAGACCATTAACGTCACTACAGGCGTGCAGCAGACAGTTCGTGCAGAAATTGCTACACTGATGCCACAGATAGCCAATGCCGCCAAAGGTGCAGTTGCAGACGCAAGACAGCGCGGTGGTGGATTCAGCAAAGCCTTAGTGGGAGCATAAAATGCCTTTAGCATTTCCAAATGTAGGATTGCAGTCAATTAGCCTGCGATTAAAACGGGCGGTCGCTGTTACTTCATCACCGTTTACTTATGATCAGCAGGTGTATACACATCAAGGGGCTATATGGGAAGCAGAGGTGTCACTACCGCCTTTGACTCACGCAGAGGCACGATCAGTCGAGGCTTTTATAGTAGGCTTAAAAGGCCGTTTTGGTACGTTTACGTTCGGTCATCCGTTGCATACCAGTACAGCAACCAGTACGACAACGGGAACGGCTGCTGTTAGATCTGAAACTCTTACGACTTCAGTAGCTGCAACTGCGGTTACGGCAGGCACTTATTTTCAAGTCGGTGATTACCTTTACATGGTAACGTCAGATAAGGCATCTGGCGCAGGGACGTTAAACTTTCAGCCCCCATTAAGGGCAGCGGTTACTACTGGCACTGTTTTGGACTTTACCTTACCTAAAAGCTTATGGCGTTTATCGAGTAACGATATAGGTTGGTCTACTGACGCTGCGTCAATTTATGGGTTTAGTTTCGCATTTACTGAGGCTTTATAATGAGCAGAGTATTAAGCACCGAAATGCAGGCGGTTGCAGTCGCTGAATTAGTGCGACCAATCTACCTGCTTGATCTTGAGTTTACATCTGGAAGCATTTTCTTGTGGTCTGGTTACGGTGATTTAGCCTACAACTCCAACACCTATTTGGGTGCGGGGGATTTGTTAAACATTGCCTCTATACAAGAGACAAGTGATCTAACAGCTAACGGGGCAAGCGTTACATTAGCGGGTATCAAGGCATCATTATTGACTTTGGCTAGAGATGAACCGTACCAAGGCAGGCCGATGACTATCCGTCTAGGCGCATTTGATGAAAACGGTGATCTAATTTCTAGCCCTGTTATATTGTTTAGCGGGTTTATGGATGTAATGACGATTGCGGATGCTGGCGATACGTCTACGATTACAGTGACGGCAGAGAATAAGCTAATTGCATTTCAAAGAACGGCTGTTAGGCGTTACACCGCAGAAGATCAAAAGATTGAACACCCCACAGATAAAGGTTTTGAATTTGTCGCTAAGATTCAAGAGAAAGAAATTGTCTGGGGTCGGCCTTCGCCTGCATCAATGAATACAAACACTAACATCAGCTCATTTCCTTTTAGGTAAGCCAATTGATTACTATTGCTCACGAATGTATGGCGAACGTAAAGGATGAGATCAAACCTTTGCTCGATAAGCATTGGGAATTGGTAGCGTTAAACCAAGGCGAGATAAAGCTAAACCCAAACTGGAAAGAATACGCTAAACTAGACGCTGCTGGGATTCTTACCATATTTACAGCAAGAGATAACGGAACACTGGTTGGTTATTTTGTCCTGATGGTTTCACAAAGCATTCATTATCAAGACCACAAGTTTGCAAATAATGATGTTTTGTTTGTACTTCCAGATAGCAGGGCGGGAGCAACAGGCTATAAGCTAATAAAGTTTGCAGAAGATTACTGTAAGGAGCGTGGCGTTTCCTTGCTAATGATTAATACAAAGGTGCATATTCCATTTGATAGCCTAATGCTTGGCATGGGCTTTGATCTGATAGAGCGCGTTTATTCTAAATTTCTAGGTAGATAAAATGGCAATTGCAGCAGTAGCAGGATTAGCATCAGCAGCAGGGGCGGCAGCAGCAAGTTTAAGCCTTTTTGGGCTTGGGGCTTTAGGGTCTTTTGCGGCAGCGTTTGCTATTGGTGCTGGACTCTCTATGGTTTCTAGGGCGTTGATGCCTACTCCGTCAATGGGTCAGCAAATGTCTGGAACGACTATGACGGTGCGAGAACCTGCCTCCACTAGAAAGATAGTGTATGGTAGGGCTAGAGTTGGCGGGTCGATTGTTTATTTAGACTCAACTGGAGAAGAAAACAAATTCATGCACATGGTCATTGCTATAGCTGGTCATGCTATTGATGCCTATGAAGAAATCTATTTTAATGATCAGAAGATTTGGGATGGCGGCAGTTTTGTTGGTAGCTGGGGAACTTACGTTTACCTTGGTTTACATGATGGGACTCAAACAACAGCAGACTCAACTCTGGTTTCCGCGTCATCACAGTGGACTACCGATCACAAACTATTAGATACAGCCTATATTTATGTTCGCCTAGAATATGATGCTGAACAGTTTGCTAACGGACTTCCCAACGTATCTGCAATCGTTCGCGGGAAAAAAGTTTATAACCCAACGACAGCAACGACAGTATGGACTCAGAATCCCGCTTTAATTGTTCGGGATTATCTTCTTGATACTAAATACGGTCTGGCCGAAGTCACCGCAAACATTAACGCTACTGCATTATCTACGGCTCAAGTTCTTTGTGATCAACAAGTTGCTTTAACTGCTGGCGGGACTCAAAACAGATACGTCTGTGATGGCGTATTAAATACAGGCAGTTCAAGGCAAGATAACATTGAGTCACTATTGTCATCGATGGCAGGCAGGCTCATTCATTCTGGCGGTGAATACTTTATCTCTGGCGCAGCCTACACAGCCCCAACAGTAACCATTGATGAATCTGTAATGGTTGCCGCTGTATCAATTCAAACAAAGCAAAGCAGACGCAGTATTTACAATGGCGTGAAAGGCGTATTTTTAAGTTCTGAAGATAACTATATTCTGGCCGATTATCCTTCCGTTATTAGCAGCACCTACAGCGCGGCTGATGGCGATCCTATTTACCTTGATATGCCTTTGCCTTTTACGACCAGTAGCGTTAGAGCGCAGCGTCTGGCTAAATTGGCCTTGTTACAATCACGACAGCAGACTCAGATTACAGTTCCCTGCAACCTTGCCGCCTTAAAGTTTAAAGCGGGTGATACTATTATGATCACCAACGCCAAGATTGGATGGACATCAAAAGTCTTTGACGTATTAGGTTATAGCTTTGATCTCAGCCTGGAGGGAGAGATTATAGTCAATGTCAGCGCGATAGAAACGGCTTCTGAAATATATGACTGGGCAGCTTCTGACGAAGAAGATTATTTATCTGGTGGCGAAGTAAGCCTATATAACGGCAGCAGTGTTTTTGCTCCTACTTCTTTTACTGGCACAGCATCCACCACCGTCAATAATGATGGAAATATAGTCCCACAGATAACATCTACTTGGGTTGCCAGCGCGGATGTTTTTGTCGTTCGGTATGATTACCAGTGGTCAACAGATGGTTCCACATGGAACACTGTAGACGTTGACGGCTTGCAGCATACTATATCGCCTCTAATTAGCGGTCAGCTTTATTACACTAGGGTTCGCGCAATCAATGACATTGGCGTTCGCAGCTCATACGCAACAGCTAACGTATCAGCAACGGGCGATACTACTGCACCAGCAGTTCCCACATCTCTATCAGCTACGGCTGGTTATAAGTCAATCAGCCTAAAGTGGACTAACCCTGCTGACAAGGACTTTTCTAACGTAGAAGTCTATCGATCAACTTCTTCAGGCGGCACTTATGCTGAAGTGGCTACTGTAGGCGGTGGATTTAGCGCAGTAACTGAATTCTTAAACGGTGGCATTGCTGATGCTACTGCTTTCTACTACAAGTTTAAGTCAGTGGACTACAGCGGCAATAAGTCAGCATTTACAGGCGTGGTTAATGCGACCACTAATGCCGAAGCTATTAACGGCTCTGACGGAACCTCTACTTTTACAGCTCCAATATTTAAGCGGTCTGCAACTGCGCTTTCAGCACCTACAGGTGGTACGTTTAACTTTGGCACAAACACGTTAACCGCTCCTAGCGGGTGGTCTATTGCCGTGCCTACTGGAACTGATCCAATTTATCAAGCCACATTCCAGTTTTCCGTATCAGGAGATACCGGCACTGTTACGGCAGGAACTTGGTCTACACCTGTAATAATTGCAGAAAATGGCGGTAATGGCACAGACGGAACCGATGGAACCGATGGAACTAATGGGGCAAACGGATTAAGTACATTTGTTTTTCCTGTTTATCAAAGATCGTCTTCATCGCCATCGGCTCCTTCTGGAGGCTCTTACAACTTTACAAACAATACAATTACTGCCCCCTCAAATTGGTCTGCATCTATTCCGTCAGGAACTGATCCAATCTATGCATCAACAACTCAAGCTCAAATAGCAGGAGCTACAGGTACAGATGCTACTTTAAGCTGGACTTCTCCAATCTTGTTTGTTCAAAACGGCAGCAACGGAATTGACGGAGATAATGGTTCTGATGGAATAAATACCGCACCTGTTTATGCATACAAGCGTTCAGCATCAGCTTTAGCTTCTACAAACAAGCCGGCAACGGCGAGAACGTGGACATTTTCTACGGCAACATTTAACGACAATGATTTAGGAAATAGCTGGACTGCTTCAGTTCCTTCAGGATCAGATGACCTTTACATTTGCGCTGCTGTTGCTTCATCGTCAGGTGCAACTGATTCTGTTGCTGCATCTGATTGGTCGGCACCTAATATTTTAGGAAGTGTAGGTTCTGACGGTACAGACGGTACAGACGGAACTAATGGATTTAATACGGCTGTTGTTTACGCTTACAAAAGATCTGGCTCTACCGTAACAGACAAACCAAGCACAACAAGAACTTGGACGTTTAGCACTGCTACGTTTAATAATAATGATTTGGGCAATAGCTTTACTGGAACTGTCCCCGCAGGAACTGACAATTTATATGTTTGTAACGCAATAGCTACATCGACAAGTTCTACAGATTCAGTAACTGGAACAAGTGATTGGTCTGCCCCGCAGCTTCTTGCCTCAAACGGTACAGACGGTACAGACGGTACAGACGGAACTAACGGAACTGACGGAACTGACGGAACTGACGGAACTAATGGAGCCGCTGGCATACGAAGTGCGGACGGCTATCTTTATTATTCGGTTTCTCAGGCATCGGCTCCGTCCTCTCCTAGCGCAACTGAGTTTGTTTTTAATACAGGATCATTTGGAGGATTAACCGCTAACTGGTCAACTACCCCGCCAACCAATACAGGTGGTGACGCTAAATACTGGGCCACTTACTGGCATGTCACTGAAGCTGAGTTTGATGGAACGCAGACCAGAACGTTTAACACTCCCTTTAATAGCGTTCAATTTGACGGATTGGTGACGTTTACCAACCTAAACAGCGAGCTTGCAAATGCGTCAAGCTCTGAGATAACTACCATTAATGGCGGCTTGTTGAAGACAGGTACTATTGACGTTAGTCAGGTTAATATCTCAGGAACGGCAAGCGCAGGAATTAGCATTAAATCTGCGGCAACTGGCTCAAGAATGGAGATAGAATCGGACGTTATAAAAATTTATGAAGGGTCTACTCTTAGAGTTAAGTTAGGGAATCTTGCCTAATGGCTTATGGTCTTAACGTATGGGATGCGAGCGGGAATGTCAGGTTAGATACTACTGATAGAGAGGTGCGTTTTGTAGCCCTTTACACAGGTACAACTGCTGGAAACTCTACAACGACCATTACAGTTTCTGGAATGTCAAATGACGGAACTTGGGGTCTAAATGACAGAATTACTGTAAATTATACTGGCCGCTTAGAAATGGGAACAAACTTGTTTAAGCATGTTAACACTGGCAGTTCATCTTTAGCTTATGAAGTAGAGGTGTTTAGAGTATGAGTTATGGAATTATTTGCGAAAACGAATCTGGCTTTATTCAAATTGACGGAATTTATGACAATATGGCAGTATTTGCCAGCGGGACAGTTAGCTCTAGCTACGGAAACACTCAAAATACTGTAGATCTTCCAGCTAACACTCCAGCATCTTACGTTATTTTTGCTAAAGCAGTTACAGAAAGCGGCGTGACTGGCTTAACTTTCAAATATGTAGCAAGCACTAACAAGTTCTTTTTCCAGCAGGCCGTTAATGACTCAACCTTAAAGTCGATTAGCTGGATTATTGCAGTTAGATCCGTTGATATGCCCGTTAATAATAATCCTGATCACGGATTGTTAGTTAACAAGGTTAATGGCGATCCTGCTTTTAATTCCAACAACGGCAATTTTCGAGTCCAGCAAGTATCTTTTGAATTTATTACGTCTACCAGTACCGCTTCAACAATGAATGTTCCTAGTATGAGTGGAGTCTATGCTCTTATGACAGGAAAAGCTGATTTAGGAATTGGCCAAATTAACAGCCAATTGTCTGCCGTTTTCTCCTATTTTGTTGTTTGGGATTACGGTAACAATACAATTAAACATCAATTAGCCCCATCATTTATTATTGGCACCCCTACATCGTCACTTTTTGGTGGCGGGTTTAAAACAAATTTAATAGGTACTTTTACATGATAAAGGTAGCAATGGTTAAAATTAACGGTGAAGTGGCGTACACTATTAGCCCTGCTGTTGATGATATGTATGTAGATGGCGAGACTTACAATGAATGCATTGCTAGGCATATTGATCACAACTCTGACGATCAAGAAGTTTTAAACACTTGGTACTGGGACGCAGGGTGGCAAACAAGAGATGCCGCTACTGACGATTGGCATCAATGGGCAAATAACGCTTGGATTTTTGCGTCTGAAATTTATTGGTCGAATGTTAGGGGTCTTAGAGATATTGCAATAGCGGGATCAGATTGGACGCAGTTCCCAGACACTCCGCTAACCACTACAAAGAAAACAGAATGGGCAGTTTACCGGCAAGCACTGCGAGACGTTCCCGAAACTTACGCAGCCGCTACATCTTTAGATGATATAATATGGCCTACAAAGCCGGAGTAATGCATGAGAATTTATCAATTAGTACAGGGTGACCAAGCCCCTCAAATACAAGCTGTATTGACCAGAGACGATGACGGCAGCGTAATCAACTTTGCTAATGGCACTTGCGCGTTAAAGTTTAGAGCTAAAGATACCCCTACAGTCCTTTTTACTCTAGCAGCGGCTGACGTAGGCGACAATTTCCAAGACGGCATTGCTATCTTCTCTTTTTCCGGCACTCAGCTAGACATTGATGCAGGGTATTACGAAGGCGAAATAGAAATCACATACTCTAGTGGAACAATAGAAACGGTATTTTCAGTGCTAAACTTCTATTTAAGAGCTGACTTCTAATGATTAACGCAATAGTCGCTTTTAAGAAAGCCGTTGCAGAGATAGGTTTCAAGAAAGCCGTTGCCAGCATTAAGGTTGGTGACTTCCTAATCTTTAGGTTCTTTTTTGAGGTATTAGGTCTATCTGATGTTCAGGTTAAGTCTATAAGCAAGTCTTTATCTGACTCTCAGGCAGTAACCGATCTTGCAACGCAATCAGTTGGCAAGACTTTATCTGATAGCTCAGTCACTGCGGATTCTGCCGCGTTAGATATTGGCACAGTACAGGCTGATTCTGGTTTAACCTCAGATCAGATTGATACGTTTGCAGTCGGTAAAGCACTGCAAGATAATTCATCTGCCAGCGAAAATCAGACTATGGGCTTTCACAAGTTTATTGATGAGCTTGCTGGGGTAACCGATGACTTAGACGGTGAAGCTTCTGCTGAAGACGACCAAGAGATGACTTTTACAAAAGTTACATCAGACTTGTCTACTTTATCGGATTCTTTTGCCTATTCTAGTATGAGCGCGGTTAGTGATACAATCGGGCCTAATGATACAGGTTCCTTACGAAGTCAGGGTTATTGCGCCTTTGACTATTTCTCAGAAGATTATGTTGGCGCAAGCCGAACTTTTTAACAGGTGATTTATGATTAACGAAGAATTAAAGCTGAGCGGTGATGTTGCGCTAGTATTGAAAGACAAAAATGGCAATGTAAAAGAAAGCCGTGAGATACATAACTTGGTGGTTAGCTCCGGCCTTGAGTTTATTTGCTCGCGCATGGGTGGCACTTCTGCCGGTGTGATGTCGCACATGGCTTTAGGTTCAGGCACTACCGCTGCATCTTCAGGCCAGACCGATCTAGTGTCGATTCTAGGCTCTAGGGAGGCGTTAGACAGCACTTCTGCTTCTAGCAATACCATTACCTACGTTTCATCGTTTGAAGCAGGAGAGGGCACAGGAGCCGTTACAGAGGCTGGCGTATTTAACGCTGCATCTAGTGGCACTATGCTTTGTCGTACAGTGTTTGCTGTAGTGAATAAAGCCGCTGACGATACTATGTCAGTAACTTGGACTATTACTTTAACCGCATCTTAATTAGAAGGGGCTTCCAATGGCTACTATCACGACAAGGGCTGGCAAAGGTTCGCCCCTAACTAATAACGAAGTTGATGCTAACTTTACCAACTTAAACACTGATAAGGCAGAGCTTTCGGGCGCTACCTTTACGGGCGAAATCACAGCCAACGGCGGCATAGCACTAGGCGACAACGGCAAGGCTACCTTTGGTGCTGGTGATGATCTACAGATTTATCATGATGGCAGCCACAGTTATATTAAAGGTTTAGGTACAGGAAATT